CCACCAGGCCGCCCACCTTGCCCCACAGCACCTCGGCCACGGCATAGCCATAAAACGCACCGTCCACCAGCTGCTTGACCAGGCGCTTGACGGGCAGGTCAGCAAACACCGCTTCAAGGTTCTTGACCAGGGCAGGGCTTGCGGTCGTCTCACGGTCAAAGCCGTGCTCCATCGACACCACCGCAGCGCGGCGGCGGCGCGCACCGGCCTTGACCATGGTGTCCACCATCAGCTCGCGGTACACATTGATCTGGCGGCCCGACCGCCTCAGAATCGGGTCAGGGTTGGGCAACACGCCGAACATGCCCGACATGTCACCGGCCCGCAGCCTGGTGGCCATGTGGGTGGCCATGTCGGCCTTCGTGCTGGAACCACCAGCGGGCTCGGAAAACCGGACAAACTCGGTGTCAGACACCCAAATTCCGCGACTCATGGCAACTCCCGGGCCAAATCAGGCCCACCGAAGCCGCAGCAACCCACCTTAAACATGGTTTAAGCGCACTTGTTGGGGTGCGGCGATACATGGGGTGCCACTGGCACAAACAAACTCAACCAGGGCCGTTTTTTGCGGCCCGGGGTTGCAAGGGGTGGGGGCAGGGTGCTCAGGCATGGCCTCAATACCCGCCCATGTCGACCGATTCGCGCCTGGACCGACGGCTGGCCACAGCCACCGGCCCGCCGTCCTGGCGGCTCGCATACCAGGCCAAGGCACCGGCCACGGCCGAGTCGCCGTGGCGCTTTTTCTTGGCGGCGTCTTGCGTGCGCAAGTCAGGCACACGAGCCACGCCCTTGACCACCTTCACAGCGCGATGGTCATTCAGCACGTCGGCGTCTTGTGCGATCTCGATCATGCAGTCTTCAAACGCGGCTTTGTAGGGCGGCATGTTCTCGCGGTACCAAGTCTCGCTCTGCATGACCTGGCTGACCACCGAGGGCCCGAACTCCTGCGCTGCTTCCTCAGCCAGCTGGGCACCCAAACCACGCGCATCCAGTGCCGCATGCCTGAAGCCAGGCAAGTGCTTGATTAGATAGAACAGCACCAAGCGCTGGCAGTCAAAGGGCATGCCCCGCAGCTCGATCAAGAACGGCATGCGGTGCTTCAGGTTCTGCAGCTGGGCCAGCGGGTAGAACACCGACAAGTCACCCGTGCGCGCAAAGTCCCCACCCATCGATGTCATCAAGCCTGGTGGCATCTTTGCGATCAGCGGCTTCACGTTCTCTTCCAGCCAATCGTTGATCTCACCAAGGCGCTGCCACTTCGGCACGAAGGTGAACTCGGGCGGCTTCTCCAGGCGCAGCACCGGTATGTCCTGCCTCATGCAACGCTCAATCAGGGCACGGCTCAGCCAGACCCCGTCGCCGTTCTTGGGCACGCAGTCCAACTCCTCGGCCGCGTCGTCACCGTAAAAGGCGCGGATGTCAGCGGCCCACTTGTCCTCGCCCTCCTTCGTCCAGTCGATGCCCGTCTTCAGGCAGATGCGGCGATACAGCCCATCGGCCATGGCATCGTCGAACGTGGTGCGGTGCAGCGAATACGGCAAGCGGCCCGAGCGTATGTCTTTGACCAGCTCCGCGAAGGGGTTGTCATCACCGAAGTGCGTCGAGATGATGTGCACACGGCCGCCCCAGATCAGCAGCGCCATTGCAGCCTTCAGCAACGCAGCCAGGTTCTGGTGGAACGCGGCCTCGTCCAGGATGACCCGCCCTTGTTTGCCGCGAAGGTTCCGAGGCTGCGAGCTGAGCGCGGTGATCCGAAAGCCCGAAGCAAAGCGAATCGAGAAGGCAAAGACGCTCTTCTTCTCTTCGCCATCGACGAACACATCCTCGCTCACCTCGATCGCATCGGCCACGCTCTGAAAGTGGATGGCCCACTGCGCAGCGTCCAGGATGAACTCGATGGCCATGTCCTTCGTGTAGCCGATGTACCAGACATCATCGCCACCAGCGTCGGCGCTTGCTGCAGCTTCCAGAACAGCGTCGCACGACTCGGCCCAGCTCAGGCCGATGCGTCGGCTTTTCTCATCGACCTTGACCTGGCTCTTGTCAGCCATCCAGCGCTGCTGATACGGCAGCAGCACCGCAGGGGCACGGCGCTCCCACTGGTAATCAATGTCCTTGGCCAGCTGCTGCATCTGCGGCGTGATGATGCTCATGCCTGTGCCTTCTTGCCTTCACTGCCAATACCCAGGATCTGGCTGCGGATCATGTCAATGGTCTCGGCCGACATGCCCGCCTGGCGCACCGTCTTGGTCACCTCTTCAGCCGCCTTCACCACCTGCGCAGCCACCAGCTTGCGCACAGCGGCCTCGCGGTCCACCATCGTCTTGTCCGCACTGCTGATGTCCTTGATGGCCTTGGAGAGGAACATCAGGTCTTGCGGGTCCACCTCATCCATGTTGGAGATGGTGTTGAAGCTCACCGTGCGCAGCATCTGGATCAGCAAGCGGCCCACATCGCCCTCGGGCTCCGAGCCGATCTTCTCCACCCAGACCTTGGCGATCTCCTGCGCTTGGCGGTACTTCCCCAGCTGCACGTTTTGCGCTTGCACATAGCGGCCCACGGCCGAGCGCGAAGCCTCACCGCCCATGGCGTCAATGATGGCCACGATCTCGTCGATGGTGGCCCGCCCTTCACGGATGGCACCATTGACAGCGGTCTTGATGGCTGGAGCCAGCGCGTCAATCGTGCTCTTGCGGCTGCGCTTGGGCAGCGGGGTGCATGCGTCCTGGTCGCTCATAGGTGGCCCCTCAATCAGCCAGGAAGAGGGCGCTTCACCCCAGGCACCACAGCACGGCCAGCGGCCACATCCACGCCACGGGTCAGCAGCGTGGCCATGGTCACATCACCCGTCGTGGCGGTCTGCAGCAGGCCCTGCTCGGCCAGCCATGCCAGATCGGTGCGCACCTGGTCGGCGCTCACGTTGTGGCCGTAGATGCTGCCAATGGCCGTCTGCAGCAGAAAGGCGTTGGCCTGGTAGCCGGTCGATTCACTCAGCACCAGCAGCACGCTGAGGCGCCGGTCTTCGGTCTGCACTTGTGCGAAGTTCATGGCTTGTTCTGGTTCAAGAGGAATTGATTGATCAGCGTCACCTGGTTGGCGATCGGCGTGAGCATGTCGCGCAGGCCAGAGAGCTGCGCCTGCACAGTGCCCAGCTCCTGCTGCAGCTTGTTGATCTCGGTCGCCGTGGGCAGGTGCTCCACATGCGTCTCCAGCTGCTGCACACGCAGCTCGATGGCGTGCCGGTGCTCCTGCAGCGCCTCGGCCGTGGCCTGGGCAATGGCCTGGGCATCGGTGCCTGGCTTGCGAAGAAACAGCACCAGGCTGTTGATCGAGGCGATCACAATGCCGCCAGCGGCCAGCCAATCTTTCAGGCTCGAAACATCAAAACCCATGTGTAGAAACTCCGTTTTAATCTGCGATGGCCACAATGCCGGGTCGCTACGATTGCTGAAATGTCATGCTGGTTTGCGCAGCAGGTCGATGCGGTCGATGTCGAGAACCGTGGGAGCGCCCGCAGCGTGAAAAGCGAGCCCCAGCGAGCACTGGATACGGGTTTGCCCTGGCTGAATGACGACAGGCGCAGACACAACAGTCCGGCTGTAATCCGTGAGTGTGTTATTTGCTGCGACTGATGAGGGCTGCGTGGACCAGCCAACGGACGGCTCGTTGTTGTACGGATCAATTGAGGCAACAATTCCGCGCAGCACACCCGCCGTGCCGCCAGTTACTTTCATTTCTGCAGCAAGAATTATCGAGTCACCGACAGCACAGCCAAGCGAGGCCAACGTTTCCGCGTTGACGGTGCCAAGATAAATCGTGAGCGTGTCGGACCCGCCAGGTGTGATCGTATAGCGCTGGATAAATCGACCCGTCACCGCGTCCGTGATTACCTCTGCAACAGCGGTTGTGCGTGCATTTGACGACGCCGAATAGCCAGCAATACAAACCGGCCCAGTTACAGAGAATTTCTGACCAATATCAGCGCCCGTGTTTGATTTGTAAGATTTGAGAAAGGAGTGTCCCAGCAGCGGAGGGGCAAACGCATTGCCATATGTCGCCAATTCGTCAATCGCCGTCTTTACGCCCGGTGCCATCAAATAAGGCCCTTTGTCAGCAAGGTGCAGACCGTCCGCCGTGACACCCGCAAGGCTTGCACCAATTGGTGATGCAGGGTCTACGATGTCTTTATATGACAACGCAAATGCAACGCGGCCCGGATATTGGGCAGCAAGGTTAGCCAGCCCGACATGCGCAGCCTCTTTGACCGATTTTCGGGCTGCTGTTGCAAAATCGGGGCCGCGCTCGGGGGGGATGGGCAACAGAAGCGCCTTTTTCCCTGCCGCCAGAACAATGTTGACGTTTGCTGTCGCGTCTGCAAGGAGTTTCGATGGAGTGTCCCCGAGTGTTATGTCATTTGTGCCCTGCATCAGAGCAACCATGTCGCACTCAGGATGATTGGCAGCGATGGTGACCAAGTTGGTCATCCCATCAGAAGGGTCCGACTGCGCCCCAAAGTTTGCAAGCAGACGCAGACCGCCAGCACAAAGGCTGTTAACCCATTCAAACCAGCCATAGGGATTTGTTTTGCGGTGCCTGTTTATTGCAGTGGAGCCATTAACTCCGACCATTGTGGTTGGGTTGCCGACGAACGTTGTTTGATAAGTGAATTCGTTTGCGCTGATTACTGTCGCGGTAAAAAGCCCCTCAAACTCTGGATTGGGGCAGTTCACAGCAGAAAATGGTGCGCCAGTGGCCAATTGGTGGTTTACCAAAGGCACAGACACGACGCCTGCAGCGTCACGTGTAAACGTGATCGCGCCAGTATTGGAAAAGCTCGTGCTGAAATGGGTGATCGAGTCGCCCACGGCGATGATGCGCGGGCTTGCGATTTTGCCCACCACAGGCGCCTGCGCAGTCACAGGGCCCTTTGCTGGCCGTGCAACCCTCGACAGGATGTTCTGCAGCACCCCGCCCAAAAATCGTCTGCTACGTGGCATAAAAACAGCCTTTCAATGACGACCAGGAGCCGCAGCACTGGCGCCCCTGGCATTCAGATGCTCAACCAGGCGCCCAAAGCGCACCCAGCACTCACCAAACCGCTCAGCGTTGAGCTGAGCCACATCCTGGAACTGATCAACCGTCACGGCTGAGGGCTGCTCGCCTGCTGCAGCAGCAGTGGCGGGGGCGGCAGGCGCAGCAACTCCGCTGGCACGGCCGGGCAGCTCTCGACGGTCACCACCGAGGGCGGCGTCGTACAGCCGCACAGCGCCAACAGACAGGCGCACAGCGCCAGGGGCAGGGCAGGCCTGCGTTGCAACGAGCTTTGGAACATGCTTCAAACTCCATTTCAGGGTCTGGATCTGGTCGGCCCGCTGAGCAAGCTCGTCACGCAGCGACATCGAGGCGCGCTCGCCTTCGCGCACGCGCTCCTGCAGCTTTTCATTGGCCTGCTGTGCCTGCGCCAGCTGCGCGCTGGCCACGCTCGTGATCACCGTGGCCTTTCCATTGCTCAGGCCCCACAGGTAGGTCAGCCCCAACGCTGCGGCCGCAGCCATGGCCACCAGGGCGCTCTGGCCAGGTGCCTTGCGCACCAGGCCCACCAAGCTGAGCACCGCGCCGATCACGCTGACACCCCCACGGTGGTGATCACGCGCAGAAACGCATTGACCACCGGCAGGCCAAAGGCCAGCAAGCTGTACACATTCACCGGCAGCATGGGCTGCAAGAAGTTCAGCTTCGCCTCTGCCATGGCCAGCGCCAGCACCAAGCCGTTGACGATCAAGGTGCGGCTCTGCCACCAGGGCTTGGTGTCAATCGCGGGGGAGGCGGTTTGGGCTTGGTCGCTCATACCAGCCCCGGCAAGTAGCGGGTCTTTTCACCCTGCTTGAACACAGCGGTCAGCACCTCGCGCTTGGCCTTCTGGCCTTCTTCTTCAATGGCCAGGTGCACCCAGGTGCCTTCAAAGATCAGCTGCTTGAACGGGATCGTGCTGTGCATGATCCGCTCCACGATCTGGCGGGGCGAGCCAAAGCCAGGCGCAGTGAAGTCCAGCGCACGGCCAAAGCGGTGGTCGCTGGGCTGCTTGCGCAGGCGCTCCATCAGGTCGGGGCGCGAGGCCAGCTTCGGCAGGTCGCCCTCACTGATCACCCGCGTGGCCAGGCCGTTCACGATCAAGGTGCGCAGCCCGCTGCTGGGCAGGATCGGCACGCCACCCAGCAGGGCGCGCACGTCTTCCATGCGCAGCGCCAGGCGCTTGAGCTGCTGCAGCTCCACCGCGCTGGCCTCATTGCGCAGGCCCAGGCGGGTGGCCGTCTGGCTGTGTTCAAACTCACTGAGCCAGAAATGCGGGCTCAGCTGCAGGTCGGTGGAGGTGGGGGAGAGCATGCTGCCAGTGTCGGCAGCAGGGGCTCATCAGCGCAGGCTGAAGCGCTTCAGCAGGTCTACTTGCCCCGAGGCGCAGCCTGCTTGGCTATGTAGGTCAGGATCACAAGGCCATGTACCGCGTTGTGATGTTTTTGCCTAACCCTGACTGCTGCATATGCCGCCAGGTTGGCCGAAAGATCTTTCTCCGAGCAGACGTCTTCGCAGGCGATCAACAACCAATCGAACGTCTCTGCGAGGGTCACTGGACTGCCGTTTTGTGCGGTTACGTTCTTAAGTGCAACCGCCATATCAGCTGCTCGAATGGGTGTAACTCGGTAGACAGCAGCAGTTTGGTTTACCAACGCACGCATGCGTGGAATGGATGTGTCCTTGGGGTCAACCCACCGGCCTAGTTCTATGGACGCCAGTTTTTGCTCAAGCGAGATGTCGGCAACAGCAGCACTTGTGGCCGCATGCACATAGATGGGCCCGTACATCATCAGCAAAGCAATGCAGATGATCACGAAGCCCAGCTTACGCCGAGTCACAGCCCATTGGTGCCTGCGCTCATACGCCCATAGGTCAAGCCTGCAGTAATGACAGTGCTGGCTCAGCGCCCAGGTGCGGCGTTTGCACTGCGGGCAGTCCCGCACCTGCTCACACGATTCATCTGGCCCTGGGGGCTCGGTGTGGTGATAGTGGTTCTCGTTGTGGATCGACTGCCCAGCAACCTGCTGAACCGGGCTCTTAAATTCTGCGTGCACGCAAACTCCCTGTGCAAGCTCTAACGGCTTATGGAGCCATTTTCTGTCTTCTTGGTGTCAATCCAAGAGGGGAAGCCTTACCCTCATTTGCGGGGGGTGGTGGGCTTCTTCACCCACTTCACTGGTGGCCGCTCAGCCGAGTGAAACGCGATGCCTGCGGTGTTCACATTGCCGCCCACAGCCTGCCCCACATTCCCGTGGAACGTCATCACTGACTTACCACCGTTGGCCGCATCAACGGCAAGCGCAGCCAACCCCTGCATGGACGCTCTGACATGTGGCGGTGCTGTCCTAAAAGCCTGCACAAGCTGACGCTCGGTATCGTCCATGTCTGTGGCCTTTGACAACCATTGCTGCACGGCCTCGGCGTCGCCATAGAGCACGCCCTTGAACAAACTCTCCAGCAAGTCCTGGCTGGCACGGTGCAGTGCCATCGCCCTGATCTGGTCCTTCAGGTCTTCAAGGTCGCGGCGGATCTGTTCCTCGTATTCGCCGGAAATGAATCTGGGCCCAACGCCTTGATAGACCCATTGGGGGTTTAGCCCCTTCGCCTGTATCAGGTCGTCGATCTCAAGTCGCGGCAGTACGCCACGGGCCTTTCGGTTGCCGTAGGCCGAGACCTTGAAGCCCAAAGCTGAAGCCAGGGCTGTGTCTGTCTTCAGGTTCAAGACATCCATCAGCCTCTTGGCGACCTCTTCGAAATGCTCTTTGTCTTGCATAAAACCGCTTGCCTTGTGTGTGTAATGTGTTTACACTTTCCACAACGTCGTGAAATATTGCTCAATACCGAGAGTGCCATGAAAACGAAGCAATGCAAGACCCCCGAAGAGGTGAAGCGCGAGTTTGTTGACAGCGGTCTGTCCATCGCTGCGTGGAGCCGTGAGAACAACGTAAGCGCCGCAGCCACCTACCGTGTGTTGCGAGACCCAAGCCAAGCCACCCGAGGTGATTGCCACCGCGCAGCTGTCTTGCTCGGCCTCAAGGCTGGCAAGGTTGTTCAACAAAACCAGGGCGCCAAATGACTGCCAGCAAGCCACGCTACAAGCTGGGCCTTGACGGCAGCCATAGGCTCGTCAAGCAGCCACGCGCCCCCAAAGCCCCCAAGCCCATCAGCGAATTGCGGCGACTCATTGGTCAGCGGGTTGCTGACGAGCGTGTCCGCCTGGGCTACACGCAGACCCAATTGGCCGAGAAGCTGGGCATGACACGGCGGGGCCTTGCGTTTTGGGAAGGTGGCTACTCCACACCCAATGCCGAAGACCTTGCGCAGATGCTGCCACTTGGCTTTGACATTGCCTTCGTTCTCACGGGATGGAGGGCCTATGCACGTGCTGCGTAACACCCCCAACCCAACCTGGCCAACCGCCCGCGACATCGCAGGCCTTCCCGGCATGCCTGGCACCGTCCGTGGCATCCACAAACGCGCCGAGGTCCAAGGCTGGCCCAGCACCACCGAGCCCGTGCGCGGTGGCCTGCAAGTCCGCTACGACCCCACCGTGCTGCCCGCTGAAACCCGCCTCGCCCTGGCCGCCCGCATCACCACCATCGGTGCAGACGGCACCGAGCAAGAGCAGCTCACCACCGTCGCCGCCCAGCTGCAGCAGCGCACCAGCCTCATCATCCAGGCCCCCGCCCGCCAGCTCAGCCAGGCAGACGCCAACCGCACCCGCGTCCTGGTCCTCTTCCAGCGCTTCTGGTCGGCCATCGGCGGCGCCCTGCACCCCGCGCTCGAGCAATTCGCCCTCCTGTGGACCACCGGCCGCATCGACGCCCCCGAGGCCCTGCGCCTGGCCGTGCCCAACTTGACCACGCCCACCCTGCGCCGCTGGTGGCTCGCGCTGGAAGAGCAGGGCACCCTGGCCCGCCAGCCGCACCCCAAGCGCGACCAGTTCGCCGCCCTCACGGGTGAGGTCGGCACCGCCGTCCTGGCCATCCTGGCCACCAAGCCGCACCTCTCAGCCACCGCCGTGCGCAGTTTGCTGCTCAAACACGGCGCCGTGCCCGCTGATCAAGTGCCCTCAGAGCGCGCCTTTCAACGCGCTTTGAAAGCCTTCAAAACCGACAACGCCCAAGGCTGGCTGGCCCACACCAACCCCGACGCCTGGCGCAGCAAGTACCTGTCCGCCAGTGGCGACGCCTCGGCCCACATCACCCGCCCCAACGAAGAGTGGCAGATGGACAGCACCGTGGGCGACTGCATGCTGGTGGATCCAGAAACGGGCGAGATCCGCCGCCACCACATCATCGCGGTCATCGACGTGTTCACACGCCGCTGCATGTTCCTGGTCACCCGCACGTCCAAGGCCAACGCGATCGCGGCCCTGATCCGCAAGGCCATCGCTGCCTGGGGCAAGCCCGAGCGCATCAAGACCGACAACGGCTCTGACTACGTCGCTGACCTGCTCGATTTCGCCCTGGTGCAACTCGGCATCCAGCACCCCCTGTGCGAACCATTCCAGCCCCAGCAGAAGCCCTTCGTCGAGCGCGTCTTCGGCACCCTGCTGCACAGCCTCTTCCCCCTGCTCACCGGGTTCATTGGGCACAGCGTGGTCCAGCGCAAGGCCATCGAGAGCGCCAAGAGCTTTGCCCACCGCCTGTGCGGCAAAGAAGCCCAGGGCCAAAGCGTCGAGATGCGCCTCACACCGCTGCAGCTTCAAGCCATGATCGACACCTGGGTGGGCGACTACCTCGATGCCAAGCACGGCACCCTCGGCTGCAGCCCCAACCAGCAAACGCAGGCCCACCTGCGTGAGATCCACCGCATCGACACCCGCGCCCTCGACCTCTTCCTCGCCCCCGTCGCCGTCAACAAGACCAGCACGATCGGCAAGAAGGGCATCGTCATCGACAAGGGCATCTACACCGCCCCCGAGTTGGGCGGCCTGGAAGGCAAGCAGGTCAGGTGCCGCATCGCCGAAGACGAGCTGGGCGAGGTCTACGTCTACGACCTCGACGGCGCCTTCATCTGCATCGCCACCGACACCAGCCGCCTCGGCATCAGCCTGCAAGAAGTCAGCGCCAAGCGCAAGGGCCACCAGCAGAAGGTCGTGGCCGAATTCAAGGCCGCGATCAAGACCGCATCCCGCGCCTACGACACCGACGCCGCCGTGCGCGATGTCTACCTCGACCGCCAGGCCACCGCCATCGAGCAGTCCGAAGGCAAGGTCACACGCCTGCCCCCGCGTGAATCGCTGGCCACCACACCGGCCATCGACTCGGCCCTCAACGGCCTGCAGCAACGCGGCAAGGCCCCAGCGGTACCAGAGCACCAGCGCCAGGCTGTGCAGGCCGCCATGGCCCGCCTGGAGGCCGCCAATGCCGGCGCCCCCGTGGCCCAAGTCTTCAAGGTGGCCAACACCCCCAACGCCCGCTACAGCACCTGGGTGCGCATGCAGGCGCGCACCGAACAAGGCCAGGCCCTCAGCCCGGCAGAAAAGACATGGTTCGACAACTACGGCACCGCCGCCGAATGGCGAACGATGAACCGCATGCACCAGGGCACCGACCCGCTCACCGCGCAGGGTGGGCAGTGACCTCGGGTCCAGGACTGCAGGCAAAAAAAACCCGCCCCAAGGGTGCAACCGAAGGGCGGGAATTCCAGATAACGCTAGGAATGGAGAGAGTTTAAATGAGCAACAACCCGCACCACAACCCCCACGGTAACCCCCGCATGGGTGTGGCCCCCACCCAGACCGTGGCCATCGCCATGATGACCATGGACCAGCTCCAAGGCCGCCAACAAGGCATGCCAGGACTGGGCGTGCTCTCAGGCCGCCCCGGCCTGGGCAAGACCTGCGCACTGACCCGCCTGGCACACCCCGGCGACATCAACAGCGTCTACGTTGGGTGCCGCAGTTTTGAGACCACCAAGAGCCTCGCTGCCCTCATCCTGCGCGAGCTGGGCGAGCCCGCCCGCGATCACTGGTCCGTGTCGACCATGTTCGAGAAGGCCTGCGAGGTCTTCGGCGCCCAAGGCCGCCCCCTGGTCGTCGATGAAGCCGACCACATCGCCGAGAAGAACACCATCGAGTTCCTGCGCGACCTGCACGACACCGGCCAAGTGCCCATCCTGCTGGTGGGCGAAGAGAACCTCAAGAAGAAGCTCCTGCGCCGCCATGAGCGCTTCCACGACCGCGTTTTGGTCTGGTCCAAAGCCATGCCCACCGACGAATCCGACCTCGCCAAACTCATCAGCCACTACACCCCCACGCTGCAGATCACGCCCGAGGCCCGCGCCCAGATCGTTCAGCGCAGCCGTGGCACCGCCCGCACCATCGTCACCGCCCTGCACGCACTGAGCGAGAAGAGCAAGACCATGGGCCTGGAAGCCATCACCACCGACGACGTGGCCCAGCTGGAGTGGAAGGCATGAGCGACCTCACCCCTGGCACCGAGAGCGTGATGGCTTTGAGCTACACCGCCCCTGATGAAACAACCGACGAGGACGGCATGGTCCGCGTCTGCGAGGTCTCCGTTGACATCGGCGGCACCAAACAGCACGCCCTTTACCGCTTCAACCTCAAAACGGGCGACCTGCACATCAGCGTCATCAACCAGTTCGCGACCATCAACACAGCACCCATCCTGGGCCGCCTGTTCGACGCCATCGGAGGCCAGCATGCGCAAGCCCATTGAACAAGAACTCCGCGAACCCTGGACCGACAAGTGCCCCAAGGTCGGTGGTGCTGGCCGTGCGGTGGGCAAGAACCTCATGACCCCACGCGAGCGCATGTGGCAGGCCATGAAGCAGCTCAACCGCAAGGGCGAGTGGACCGTCAGCCAAGTCACCGACCTGGCCCACCCTGTGGAGCTGTCCTCTGTCAAAACCTACATCGACAGCCTGGTCACCGCTGGCCTGGTCAGCCGCCAGGCCGACAAGCAAGCCCACACCGTGCAGCGCACCACCGGCAAAGGCTGCAGCTTTGACAGCATCCCCCACCGCATGCTGGTGTCCTGGCATGAGGCCCCCCGCCTCACCCGTGAAGGCAAGGTCGTCACCCAGGGCCTGGGCAACCTGGCCATGTGGCGTTGCGCCCGCATCCGTAAGGTGTTCACGCCCTCACAGCTGGCCACCGAAGCCAGCGTCGGCGAGATCCAAGTCAAGCTCAGCACCGCCAAGCAGTACTGCATCGCCCTCGAAAAATCGGGCTACTTCAAGCAGCTGCAAAAAGGCAGCGGCCGCCACGTCGAGAGCCAGTACCAACTGATCCGCGACACCGGCCCCATCGCCCCTGCCATCACCCGCGCCAAGGTCATCTTCGACCGCAACACAGGCGCCTTACAGCCCATCCAAACGCCGCAAGAACTCTGCGACGAGCTGGGCTGAAGGGAACACACATGAACAACATCAAAGAGCGAAGTACGTCCAAAAACAGCCCGGCGGCCAAAAAAGCCCCCCCGATCAAGCCCCTCCCGGCCGACGTGCTCCAGATCATCCGCACCCAATCCAAGCTCATGAACGGCCGCAAGTTGTCAGAGCTGCTCGGCGTCAGCACCAGCGCTGTCAGCCAGGCCCTCAACGACAAGTTCGTCGGCAACGTCGAGCGCTTCTGCCTGCGGGTTCGGGGCGTCTTCGCGGGTGACTCGGTGCGGTGCCCTGTGCTGGGCGACATCACCACCAAGGTCTGCCTGGAGCAGCAACAGCGCCCCAAGGCCTTCACCAACCCCATGCGGGTGACCTTGCAGCGCACCTGCCCAACCTGCCCCCATCACCAAGGCAGCAACCAGGGCACCACCCAGCCCACCCAAACCGAAGGAGCCCCCCATGCGCAATGAACCCCGCAGCGGCATTGGCCGCCAGCTTGGCCTGGACACCCAGCCCCCCACCGTGGATGACGACCTGCCCATGCACGTCTCTTTCCACAAGTTCGGCGCCAACCTGGC